TCGAAGATGGCCTGGTAGATGCTGGACAGGATCATGCGGGGCTCCCGGGTGCAGGCTTGAATGCCTTGCGGATGATGCTGCGGAAGCCTGCACCAAACGCTTTGACCATGGCCATCTGGTTGTTCTTGTTGGTCGCGGCGGGCCGCATAAACGGTCGAGGAGGCATCCGCACCGAACGCTTGAGCACGAACATCAACTCGCTTCTGGCGTTCTTGCCCTTGGTCGTTCGGAACAGGAACGCCACGCCGCGATTCGGACCCTTGCGGAACGTCAGGTTCTGCGTACGCAGGTCGCCGGTGTTGGATCGCATCTTGGCCGCGGCCACGCTCACGGGAATCGTCAGGTACTTCTTGGTCGTAGGCTTCAGGACGCCGCCCTGTTCATGGATGCGGGCGTACCTGGCGTTTGTCCCCACGATGGCCCGGCCGTTCTTTGCCGGCGTTGCCGTGATTGACCGTCGCAGGTTGCCCGTGACTGTACCAGGAGGGCCGCCAACGGGCGACGGCTGAAACCACGAGGTCTTGGGAAACGACTGCTTGATAAACCGGACGCACTGCGTGGCGGCACGATCGACGCCATGATTGGCGGCCTCGCCGAGCAGTTGCTGCAGCCGTGGGCGGTCCAGTTGCATGATTGTCTTGGTCACGCGGAGGGCCATTAGTCTTGGTCCCTCTCAAGGGTGACCACGTAGATCACGCCCTGCAGGATCAGGTCTCGCGGCTGGCCCGCGACCCGGTACTGCACGCCGTTGATGATGACCTTGTCCTTGGGCGTCACGTTCCACGCGGCGCCGGCTGTCGTGATTGGGGCGCAGTACACCTCGAAGATCTTGGTCGTGGTGTCGCGGCCGTAGACCAGACCATCCGCCGCCGAGCCCGGTTGTACGCTGCACGCCACCGAGAACGACGCCGAAACGGGACCACTTCCACGTGGTACGCCGTCATTGGCCGTCGACCATGTGGTGGTGTAAACGTCCATCGTCTGGGTCAGCAGATGCCACGGCGTGTTCGCCACGTCACGCCCTCCCGGTGTTGTACGCTCGCACGAGTTCGGCCTTCAGTTCGTTGGTGGCCTTCGGGTTCGCGTTCGTGTACGAGTACCCGCCGAGGCTTTCGGACTGAATGCCGAAGTTGCGGCCGCGGGCCGAATAGGCAAGGTCCGTCAGGCGGTAGCACGCCATCTTGAGGTCAGCCGGGATCGTCGCGTACCCGCCGGTGTACACCACCTGCACGTTGTCGAAGCCCTCCTCGAACCATGGCTGGGTCGAGAACGTCGCCTCGACGGTGCCGAACGCAGTGACTGGGAACCGCGCCCGCTTGGGGTCGATGCGAGACAGCACGCCCGAATCGCCGTTGACGCGATACGTGTCGGAGTCGATGACGGTCGTGTCGCCGCCCGCCGTGTAGAGCGTGACGCTGGTGATGCTGGTCACTGGCCATTCGATGAGTTGGATGGTCTGCTCGTCGTTGCCGTCGTACCGCTCGGTGCGGCTTACGGACTCGAAGCCGTTGGTCAGGTTGCGGTCGCACCAGCGACGGACCTCCATCGAGACGGCGTCCACCAGGACGGTGAGCAGGGCGTCCTGTGCGGTGCCGGTGATGCCCGCCCATACCTTGTACTCGGCGATGCTGATGAGGCTGGCCATGAAGCCCGGCCCGGTGCTTTCGCCGCGGGCCGAGGGTGTGTAAGCGAGAGAATCAGACGGCCACGACCACGCGACCCAGCAGCGAGGTGGTGTTGCCGAGGCCCTGCGAAGCCGACCGCTCGACTTCGGTAGTGCCGGTCACGCCCTGCGCACCGTGCAGGCCGATCCACACCACGCCGTACAGCGTGGCGCCCGCACCAGCCGTCGCCACCACGCGGAGGTAGCGACGGAGCGAGCCGCCCGTGCGGAAGTGGAACAGCCAGCAGTCGTTGTCACCGCCAGCCGCCGTCGGCAGGGCCGTGCTGGTGAACGCAGCACCGGAAACATCGTCCCAGTTGCTGTTGTCGTTGCTGTGCTGGACCTTGAGCGCCGTCGCGTCGGCCGCGATGTTGCCGATGGTGACGATGGCCGCCGCTTCGCCCAGACCGCCAAGGGAGGTCAGGTCGAAGGCAACGCCGCTGTTGGTCGTGCCGTTGATGTCGATGGGGCCACCGGTCGAGGTGCCGCCCTTGATGAAAGCGTTGAGGAGAACGTTCATGAGTCAGAGTCCTTTCGTGTGAGTCAGGGCGGATCAGTCGCCGACGAGGCAGACCACCGGGCCATAGGTCGAGCCGCGGCCGTCGCCGTGGACATCCACGCAGAAGCGGCTGGTGCCGCGGACGGCGATGCTGTCGTTGTTGAAGTAGAACTGGTCGGAGGTCTGAATTTCCAACTGGCGACGGTCGCCCAGCATCGTGCCGCCGGTGAAGTCGCCGAAGTAGCACGACTTGATGTTGCTCCCGCTCGCCTTCGGCAGGACCTGCGAGAAGAACACGGGGTAGCCGAGGAAAGTCGCGTCGCCGCCGAGGCCGCCCATGGTCAGTTCCTTGAACTGGTTGGCGGTCTTGTCCACGCGGAGCATGACCTGTGCGAAGAACTGGCGGCTGCAGACGAACGCGAGGCGCGCGGGATTCACGTTCTCGACGCTGCCCATCACCGTGGTGAAACTGGCGACGGTCATGTTCGGCCACGTGAGTGAAACGTCGACGTAGGCCGAGGCAGGCAGGGCGTTGGCGAGGCCGACCTGGTTGGCGTAGGTCGAGGTGCCGTCGCCGAGGAAGTAGGCGTTGTCCTCCGCGATCGCCTGCGATTCGGCGATGCTGCGGGCAACGTCGTCGGCGATGTTCACGGCCGAGTCGGCCATCAGTTCGCGGCTGATCTGGTACAGCACGCCGTACTTCTTGGCCGTCAGGGTGACGTTGTTGTACGAGTTGTCCGCCGGGGTCATCGTGCCGGTTTCGGCCACGGGGACCATCGACGCGAGACCCGTCTTGCGGGGCACCGTCATGACGTCGCGGGACATCGGCACCACGTTCGCCACCTTGCGGGCGATGCCGTACTGTTCGGTGAGGAACACGAGGTTCGGGAGGAACTCGATGGGGACGAGCGCGCCGCCCAACTGGTTGTTGAACTCCACCTGCGCCTTGCGGCAGATGTCGATGTCGGCACGCTTCTGGGAGCCGTAGTCGTACGTGCCGAGGAGGGCGAGGCGGGCCCACGAACCGAAGGCCTCGGCCTGATCGGCGTCGTGGAACACGGCGCGGCCGCTCTTGATCTTCGCGGCGTACGCCTTCTTGATGCTGCTGCCGATGCTGAACCGCTGCGGCGTGCCGCCGCTGACGGGCTCGTCGTTGTCGGCGATGGCCGCGTGCGGGGCCTTGCTGCCCTTCACGGAGGCCACATCGTCGGCGACCTTGACCGCCGAGAACGTGGACCACACGGCGTCGACGTCGATGGCGGCGCCGTCGGCGTCGGTGAACTTGATGCCATCGGCGTCCAACTTGGCGATGTACGCCTTGGCGGAGTCGATGGTGACTTCGCCGGTCAGGCCGTTGGCCTTGAGCGAGTCAATGAGAGTCTTGCGAGTGAGCATGAGAACCTTTCGCGGCGTGGCCGCAAACATGGGGCTCTCTGCTCGGACTCGGCACGGCACGCGGCGCGAAACACTCGGGCCGGCGTGCGATACCTGCCGTTTGCAGGTGTATTCGGTTGAACCCGCCAGCGTGCCGTCGCATCGCTGGCAGGGAGAAGGAGGGAATGCGTCGTCAGTGTACCCGCGTCACCGCAGGACGATCGTTCGCACGGCCCGCACCCCGAAGTCGGCCATCACGCGGTCGGGCACCTTGGCCTCCAGAAGGGCCTTACGGCTCTTGTCGCTGGCCGCCATGTCGCGGCCGCCGCCCGACACCATGCGGCACGTCACGTTCATGGGCAGGGCGGTGTACGACACCTCAAGAACCTTGCACCGGCGGACGATCGACTCGATGCCGGGGTACGCCACCATTTCGGCGGCTGTCGGAGCACCCCACTCAAGGGCCTCGAAGCCGATCGACATGGCCAGCGTTCCCGCCTTGGCCAGGGCCACGCATGCCCGGACGTACGGGTTGGTCATGTCGTCATGGAACACCCCGTGGCACAGCCAGCCCGACGGCGTGAGCGACATGCTCCGAACTGTGGCCACGGCCGAGCACACGTCGTAGTTGTGATCGACGAACAGGTTGCGGTTCACGCCTAGGTACGTCTGCATGTCGCAGCCGCTGGGCAGTACCACCTCCTGCTCCAGGTCGACCGCCGCCGTCGAGGCGTAGCAGATCACCTCGAGGGGCTGCCCCGCGGCCTGCTTGACCTTGGCCTTGGCGTGGTAGGTCTGCTTGCCAGCCATCACGCCAATCGGGCTGTCGGCCTTGGTCAGGACGCCGGTAGCGACGGCCCGGCGGCGGATGGCCTGAACGATCTGGGTTGCACGGTCACTCGTCATCGACGTACTCCACGCCGGGCAGCAGGTCGCACCGGCAGTTCGGGTGTGCGGGCGGGGCCTGCCACGAGCCGCTGCCCGTGGAGAACGCTTCGCCAATCGGAATGTCGTTGGGGTAGGCCTCGCCGATGCCCTCGCAGATGGGGCACGGGCCGCCCGCGACGCTCCACGCCTTGGTCGCCACGCCTTGCTGTTCCCATGCCTGGCGGTTGCCCTCGCAGTACGCCATGGCCGTCTCGGTCCTGGCGATGCGAACGGCCTGCCACTCGGTCAGGTCCGGGGCCACCTCGCGGATGGCGTCGCGCAGGTCGGCGATGCTGGTGCCCGCGGCCAGTTGCTTCTCGATGGCGACGGCCACGTGGCCCTTGAGCGTTTCGGGGATCGTCTTGGCCAGTTCGAGGCCGCGGTTGCG